TGACAGTGGCAGGAAGCAGTTCACGTGCGAGTGCGGCACAGACACATATTGCATCTCGTACAACGGACACAGGCAGAACGCCTGTCGTAAATGCCACAAGTCTCGCCCGGCCAGCCCAGGCCCTACCAAGGGTAAGGGCAAGAAAGGCAAAGGCAAAGGAAAAGGCAAATCTTCGAGCAATTCGCCAGCGCGCCCAGGTGGGAAAGCGAAGGCGAAGGGCTCCATGCGCTTCTAGCGCATTTTCTAACCTTCTTACGTCCCCTATGAGGGCTGCATGATTAATTACTCGCGGCCACAACAAGCGTCTGCGAGTGCCTGTGTTAACCTGTTATTGTGTGAACTGAGCACACCGTGTCCCCTTTGACACGATTTAAATTAGTACTGTAAAGTTAGGGCCCTACCGCAGGGCCCCCAGTGCAAGCATGAGCCATTCGTTACCGGCCATAAGCACTTCGGGGGTCGTAGGTTATGCGCTTATCACTCTCTGTCACCAGTCTCATTTAAGTGACAGAGGCACACTCTCGTTCTAGGCGATCCGGAACTGAATTTTGATTTGCTGTCTAACGACAGGAGAGCAGTGGAAGCGTGAAAAGGTGCACACATTGGGTGAGCCGTTATCAGCGGCGCATGTGTGTACGGTTGCGTCAAGTTCTAAGAACCAGGTTATCTCCAATAGATATCCCCGCGGAGCCCGTGATCAAAGACGATTACGATGGTATCCCCAAGTAGAAATAGTTCTTAGGGCCAGGATCGACGAAAACTCAAAGTTGAGAGGTTTGACCGGCTACTCTCAATGTAAGGCGGCGTAGCTGGCTACGGTCCCGTACTCCGTGGCGGAGTTAGAGGATACTTGCATGTTATTGTGCATTAACTTGCTACCATCTGGTTGTCATTTGGGGACTATTGCCCCCTTTCTATCTCATTACGCGATCTAATGTCACCTCTGCTGAGCCCAGGGGTACGCGTTTGGTTTTGAGTACTGGTTGGCCCGCGGTGTTGCCCGCGGCCCTTGAATACCCTTATGATAACTTCATTCATGACCCATGAACACTGTGATACGACTACGGTGTGTCTCCGGGTTAGAGGAGCTAGGTGTTAGTATTGAACGCATGCATTTCCGGGAGCCCATAGGGGCAGACCCCGGGGGGTTATTGCTATTTTTTAGGCCTCGGCCCCCCCCTGGCGCCTGCTTAGGGCAGCACCTTGAAGTATCGGGTGTCCCGACCACCCCGGAGGGTTAATGCCTTGTCACTCGTAACGTGGTGATGAGTCCCTCTGTATATAGCTGAACCGGTGCCACGTTAAAATGCGTGGACCACATCGTCCATGAAACACGGCTAAGTCCTTCCGTGGACGCGACTTTACGACTGTGAGAGTGCACGTCAGCACTACACCGTCAACATTACACTACCCCGTTCTTTCTCGCAACGGGCGCGTTATTGTCATCCTCGGCCTTACCAACGATTGAGGTCGAAAGTTCTTTCGTTTGTTGTACTTGCGACAATGACTCTGACTCCGAACCAGGAAAAGAGCCTCAAAGGCAAGAGCAAAGCAGAGCATCAGAAGATGCGAGCGGACTACGAAAAGAGGAATGCAGCGCAGAAACG